AACAAAGGCCTTAAAAAAGGTAAGAAAGAAATCAGTGCTTTTGAAAAGCAAGTTAAAAACTTTGGCCGCACTTTTGCCGCAGCATTCTCAGTAACAGCATTAACTAGGTTTGGTAAAGAAGCAGTAAGAGCATTTGTAGCCGATGAAAAAGCCGCTAAATCTTTAGAGCAACAATTAAAAAATACTGGTTACCAATTCAGCTCACCAGCTATAGAACTTTATATTTCTAATTTACAGAAAACCACAGGCGTATTAGATGATGAACTACGTCCAGCATTTCAGCAATTACTAACAGTAACAGGATCAATAACCACTAGCCAAGATGCATTAAATACCGCTATGAATGTGTCAGCGGCTACAGGGGCTTCTTTAGCACAAGTAACATCAGCAATATCACGTGGGTACGCAGGTAATACCACAGCATTAAGCAGATTAGGCGTTGGTTTAGATAAAACATTATTAAAAACTGGCGACATGAATAAAGTCATGGAAAAACTTAATGAAAAGTTTTCAGGTCAAGCACAAGCTAGATTAACTACTTATGCTGGCAAAATGGGTTTATTGCAAGTTGCATCTGAAAACGTTAAAGAAGAAATCGGCAAAGGCATATTAGATGCTTTAACTTTACTAAGCAAAGATAACAGTATTGAAAATGCTACAGATTCAATGGAAGATTTTGGTACTTCTGTAGGTAATGCCGTAGTTGGTATGGCTAAATTAATTAATAAAGTAGAAGATTTAGGTATAGTAAGTAAGTCAGGTGGCTTGGCTAATTTATTGTTATCACTGCAACCAGGTGGGCGAGTGGGAAAATTAGCGTTTGATGCATTATCTAAAAGTGGCGTAAGACCTAGAGAATTACCAGCAAATGAACAACGTAGCGCAGGTCGTATATTTGCTCAACAATTTAGAACAGAAGTTAGACAAAAAAAGGAAATGGAAAGACTTCGTGCGCAAGAATTAGCATCACTTAAAAAGAAAACAGCTGTAGATCAGTTAAGAGATAAGTTTGATGTTGAGCGTATAGGTTTTACAGTAGCCTTAAATGAAGCAACAGATAAAGAAACAAAATTACGCATACAAGCACAATTAGCCATTTTAGATAACAATGAAGCATTGGCTAAAAAAATATTAGCGGAAATGGAAGCGGCTAAAGCTGCACAAGAATTAACTGAAGCATTTAGAAAAGCAATTAGAGAGTTACTAGATGGCATAAAGCCTACTGTAAATCAATTAAAAGAATTAAGTATGGGCGCATTACGCACAGAAACTAGAACTATCTTAAACTATGCTGCACCAGCCGTAAGTGGATTACAACAATTAATAGCACCTACTCAGCCAGGCACTTTTGAAGATTTAAGAGGTAGCATATCTGGATTATTAGAGCAATCTAGGCCAAGCGTTACAGGACTTCAAGAATTGTTAGCAGGAATACAGCGAACCTCATCACCTACAATCAATTTAACAGTAGATGCTAGTGGTGATAAATTAAGTCAGGCTATTGCAGAAAGCATCCAACTAGCTGGACGTAATGGTTATAGCACAGTACCAGCTGGATTTATAGTATGACAGTACCAGTAATAAATGCTGTAATTAACTTTAGCACTGGCCCTAGTTTTGCCCAGGCCATGATTTTAGATACAGGCATATTAGGCACAAACGTATTGGCAGATTCCGCAGCTGTAATTGTCGATGTATCTAATCAAGTAAACAGAATTGAAACTAATAGAGGCCGTACTGCGCTTAGTGATGAATTTCAAACAGGCTCGCTTACTTTACGCATAACAGATCAAAATGGTGATTTTAACCCACAAAACGTATCAGGGCCTTATTACAATCTATTAACACCTATGAAGAAAGTGCAAATTACTGCTACCTATGGCTCAGTAACTTATCCTATATTCGCAGGATATATTACAAGTTATGTTACTACTTATCCAGATGACGGAGAAGGCGTAGCAATTACCACCATACAAGCTGTAGATGCTTTTAGATTAGCTCAATTAGCACAGATAAGCACAGTGGCTGGCACTAGCGCTGGTCAATTATCAGGTGCACGTGTGGACGATATTTTAGATCAGATTTCATGGCCAGCATCTCAGCGAGATATTGATCCAGGTCTTACTACATTACAGGCAGATCCAAGTACTAACCGCACAGCATTACAGGCACTATTTACAGTAGCCAATTCTGAATATGGCGCTATTTATGTTGATGCCGATAATAACTTTGTATTTCAAGATAGAGGCGTAACGGCTGGATCTATTGGTGGCACACCTATAGTGTTTGCAGATGATGGATCTGGTATATCCTACTTTGATGCAACTTGGATACTAAACGACGTATTGGTGTTTAATAAAGCTACGATTACTAGAGCTGGTGGTAGCCCACAGGTAGCCCTAAATCAAGCCAGCATAGATAAATACTTTTTGCATAGTTACTTTTTAGATAACCTATTAATGCAATCAGATGCCGTAGCCCTAGATTATGCTCAGGCTTATATCGCCTCTAGGCAAGAAACCTCTATACGTGTGGATGCCATAGTCCTAGACCTATACACGCCTAGTTACAATTCAGGCATAGTAGCCGCCTTAGACCTAGATTTCTTTGATCCAATTACAGTTAAAACTACCCAGCCTGGTGGATCACTCTTAGAAAAGACTTTGCAGATTTTTGGGGTAAGGATGAATATAACCCCGAATAGTTGGAAAACCACGTTCACGACACTAGAGCCAGTTATAGATGCATTTATCCTAAATAATAGCATTTATGGCACTTTAGACTATAATGTCCTAAGTTACTAAGGAGTAGAAATGGCAAAACAAACGTTCACCACTGGGCAGGTTTTAACAGCTGCTCAGATGACATCATTACAGCAAACCGCTATGGGTGGTGGTGATACCACAGCCAAAACTACAAGTTATACATTAGTAGCCGCAGATGCTGGCACAGTAGTTGCTATGAACGCAGCAGGTGCAACGACAATTACAGTTAATACTGCATTATTTGCAGCTGGCGATACCGTAACAATTCAAAATAGAGGTGCAGGAGTTTGCACAGTTACGGCTGGCACAGCCACAGTTGTTACCGCTGGTTCATTAGCGTTAGGACAAAATGAAGGCGGCATTTTATATTTTACTGCTACTGGCGCTGCCGTATTTTATGATTTTGTTCAAGCTGGATCTTCTGGTGGTGGAATGACTTTATTGTCAACTACTACATTATCAGGTGCATCTACAACTATTAGTAGTATAGATCAAACTTACACTGATTTAGTTTTTGTTTTGTATGGTCTTACAAATGCCACTAATAACGGGGGTATTGTTGCTAAGCCTAATAACACTTCATCAATTAGCAATCATGTTTTGACAGATTGTACCTCTGCCAGTGCCGCAACTTCTGTCAACAATCAAAATAGTGATATTTTAATGACCTATAATTCTCTTATTTCAAGAACTGATGCTGACAATGCTTTCGTGTTGACGGTTAATAATTATGCCAACACAACATTTTACAAACCATTTTCTTTTTATGGTCAAGCTTTAGCAGCCCCAACTTCTTACAAATACAGTATTATGGCTGCTGGAAATATTGCCACAAACTCTGCAATTACTTCATTTAATTTTGCAAATAACGGTGGCAACTGGTCAACTGGTACAGTCCTACTTTACGGAGTTAAATAATGAGTAAACCATTAATTAGAATACATAACACAGAAACAAATGAAGTCATAGATAGAGAAATGACTAATGCTGAGTTTGCACAATATGAGGCAGATCAGGCAGCATCGGCAGCACTAAAAGCAAATCTAGAAGTAAAGGCAACTGCTAAGGCTGATTTATTAGCAAAACTAGGCATTACAGCCGAAGAAGCACAACTACTTCTAAGTTAATGAAACCAAGATTATGTGCAGCTGGAGTGCAGTTAAGAGATCAGGTTGATACCTGGTATCCAGATCGCCGCACTACCAGTGATGGGTGGATTGGTGATGCTCGTCATGCCAAGCGAGCAAACGCCTCAGATCATAATCCAGACGAATCTGGGATCGTCCGAGCCATTGATATTGATTCTCGTTTGGATACATCCGAGCAGCTTTCGATATATTTGGCTGACCAGATCAGAGTCTGTGCTAAAACCGATAAGCGCATATCTTACGTAATTCATAATGGCTTTATTGCATCAAGAAGATTTAAGTTCAAATGGCGGCGCTATAAGGGTGTGAATCCGCACAAAAAACACATCCATTGTTCATTTACTAAAGCAGGCGATACAGATTCTAGGCCGTTCGATATACCACTACTAGGGGGCAAGATATGAAAATAACAAAGAAGCAAAAAGCAATACTAAAGTCCTACGCACGTGGGGTATTAGTATCTTTCTTAACATTTTTAGCAAGTAATGAATTAGGTTTAGATCCAGCACTGTCTGTAATAGTTGCAGCATTAGCTGGTCCAGCAGCTAGGGCTTTAGACAAATCCGATAATGCTTATGGCATCGGTGCAGATGAAAAATGAGTCCAACAGAATGGGCTGGCTTTGGCGCTGGCGTTATGGCCGTGCTATCAGGCGGGCTAATCGGATTACGTTTTCTCGTTAAAGGTTGGCTAAGCGAACTTAAGCCTAATTCTGGCAGCAGCCTGGCAGATGCCGTTAACCGAATCGACCAGCGCAGTTCTAGATTAGAAGAGCGTGTCGATCAACTCTTCATTATCATAAGTAAGTCATAATAACAATATGGCTACTGCACGTAAGCGTAAGAAGGTTAATAAGCGCAAGGGTAAATACACCCATGAGCAGATTAATACCAAGTTAGATACTTATGCCATATCGTTGCGTGAGTTTTATTTAAGCCTAAGACGTGCAGGATTTCCAGTAGATCAAGCTTTAGGAATGTGCGATAAAAATGTATTCCCAGATTGGCTAACACCATCTAATCCAGACTTTGATCCAGTTAATCCAGACCATGACCCCTACGAGGATGAGGACTAACTAATTGCGTAAAATCGCTTTTGTAAGTGATTTGCAAGTACCATTTTTTAATGAGAAATCTGTTAAATCTGTTGGCCGCTTCCTAGCTAAATGGAATCCGCATAGGACTATATGCATTGGTGATGAGATTGATTTACCACAGCTAGGTGGTTTTAATGCTGGCACCATTGATGAAATGGTTGGCAACATAAATGACGATAGAAAACAAACACAAGAAGTCCTAACATACTTAGGCGTAACAGATGTACTAGGAAGTAACCATGGAATCAGACTTTACCGATCAATTAAAAAGCGACTACCATCATTCCTCAACTTACCCGAAATGCAGTATGAGCGTTTTATGGGATATGACAAGCTCGGAATCAAGTTCAGTCCTTTCGGGCTTGACTGGGCACCAGGCTGGACAGCCGTACATGGCGACTCTTTCCCTCTTAGCCAAATTCCTGGACAAACAGCCTTAAATGGGGCTAGAAGGCTTGGTAAGAGCGTAATCTGTGGGCATACCCATAGATTAGGGTCTGCGGCCTTTACAGAGGCATCTAGAGGCCAATTAGGGCGTACTGTATGGGGTTATGAAGTCGGAAATCTCGTTGATTTAAGCAGTTCAGGCATGGCGTATACAAGGGGCTATGCTAACTGGCAACAAGGCTTTGCTGTGGCATACGTGCATGAGCGTAAGGTTCAGGTAATAACTATACCTATAAATACAGATGGCAGCTTCATATTCGAGGGCAAACTCTACAAATAACGTTATCAAATCGTTATCAAAATTAAGCCCTAAATCATCCACAAAGTCGTACACAGGTGTCACACTATTTCCATGCCACAAATCGTGTGCATAGAAAGTAGGGCTACAAATGAATAACATATGGCTAGAAGCTAGACAGGATGGTCTGATATTTTTCTGGATCATGTTAGGTCTAGCAGTGTTGGTACTGGCTTATTGGAAGATACAAAGTAGAGCGTTTGATCGTGGCTACTGGGTCGGTAGATCAGCTGGCTGGAAAGCATCTATTGAGCATAATCAGAAGATCGAAAAACTAAGATCTAGAGCTGTGTTTGATTATGACAAACACTGAGAAACTGTTTGCAGATGCGGTCACACTTATACACGACAGAGGGATGCATTACGGCCACCCAGCAATCCAAATGGATCGAATTGCCAAATTATGGTCTGCGTATCTCAATTTTCCGATCACATCAAATCAAGTGGCGGGCTGTATGGCACTGCTCAAAATTAGTCGCAGCGTGGAAAGTCCAGAGCTTGACGATCACTACAAAGACGCACTTGCGTATATTGCCATATCAAAAACCTGCCATGAATACATGCAGGATAAAGACTTTGAATGGGAGCACTAATCATGGCGTTTGATCTTAGCAATTATGAAACTGTTGAAGAAAGACTAGAGAAGTGGTGGAAAGACAATGAAGACGGATCTATACAGACAGAATTGGTTAATAGGCCAGGTGCAAATCCAGATGAGTTTGTGTTTGTTGCTAGGTTATACAGAACTACGGCTGATGCGATTCCAGTTGCGACTGGTTGGGCATCAGAAATACGCACTGGTTCGAGCTTTAATAAGTTTGCTTGTGAGTTGGCAGAATCGTCTGCAATCGGGCGTGCTTTGGCTAACTACATCTATTCGAAAAAAGGTGCAAGACCTAGCCGAGTTGAAATGGAAAGAGTTGCAAACACTGGACAATCATTTACAGTAGAAAACAAGCTAGAAGATCCAGTGCAGTGGGGTAAAACTGATTGGACTACAGCTGTGCCAGAAGCACCAAATCCACCACCTGAGTGTGGCTGTGCTAAGGGCATGGCATTAAAGAAGGGTTTAAGCAAGACAACTAAAAAGCCTTTCTATGGTTATATCTGTTTAGATAACATTAAAGAACATGCTATCTGGGCTAAACAAACCAGTACAGGTGCTTGGTATTTTCCAAAGGATAAGGAGTGACTATGGGCTACATAGCGTTTATTAATGGTAGGGGTGTACAGGTCGTAATGGATGATAATGGCGTACACCTAGAGCCAACAGTAATCAAGTGTGAAGTCTGTGAAGATGATCGAGTCTTTAGAGATGGCACATGCTTTAGATGTCATGAGTTGATCAATCGTGACTAATTACACGCAGTTCAAGTGCAACGGATGTAAGCGTAATACTGAGTTCTTATGGCTTGACTCTGGGGATTTGCCAGAAGGTTTCAGATTATACCAATGCACTAGCTGCGGTTGCGTGGGAATCAAGAATATAGTAGAAGCTTTGCATATACCAGACTCGGACATATGCAGATGTGATAAGTGTGGTGGTTGGAAGTTCGAATCCGTGGTCTGCCACACTTGTCAGTTAATTGGGGGTAAAGATGCCAACCTATGAGTTTAGCTGTAATGAATGTGGCACCTTCGGCTCTACCTTTAGATCATTTACTGAGGATGTGCCTACTATGGATTGTCCGAAATGTCATACATTAATGACTAGGCTGTATTCAGCACCTGGCTTAATATTTAAGGGAAATGGATGGGGTGGTAAAAAATGAAATTTGCTTATGCAGATCCGCCATATTTAGGATTGGCAAAAAGGTTTTATGGTGATTTACACCCAGATGCTGCCGATTATGATAAAAAAGAAAAGCACATTGAACTAGTTGAACGTTTAATGGATGAGTTTCCAGACGGGTGGGCTTTAAGTTTACACGCACCTTCTTTGCACTTTTACGCAACAATAATTCCAAAAAAAGCTCGTATTTGCGCCTGGACTAAGACAGTTCACCAGCTCTGGTGGGATAAAGCTGTGCAATATGGCTGGGAACCTGTAATTCTATATGGTGGACGTAAAGAGCATTTTCGGCGTCCTATGGTTAGGGATTGGATGAGTTGTCCTAGGGCGCAACGTAAAGGCTTGCGAGGTTCTAAACCTGATAAATTTAACGATTGGATATTGGATTTGTTAAATTATAAATTAGGTGATGAAATGGTTGATTTATTCCCAGGTACAAATGGTATGGCAGCAGCTGTTGAAAGGCGGTTAATCATTGAATGACATTGGTTATGATCAAACCTGGCAAGAAGGTGATGATCTACGTTATCAATGTAAATATATTGTGATCTAAATCACTGTCCACATAGTGAGATGATATTGTTATCTAACTTGAAAGGATTTTGTTATGTATGGTACCCTAAAAAAGCGTTCGATCTTAAATCGAAAAGCTGAGTCGCCAGCGGCTAGACTCGGAAGGCGCAGAGTTTGGGCGACCTCTTTGCTAATTGCATTTAGCCTTTGCTTTTCAAAAGATTATTCCGTTGCAGCTGACAAACCTATGCATTACAAACAATATGCATTCATTCAGTTAAATCATTCATTCACAGAGTTCTACTGTTTAGATGAGTTATATCATAAAGAAAGTAGATGGAATCCTAAAGCTAAGAATGGTAGTCATTACGGCATACCACAAGGTAGAAGTAAGTACTTATCTAAAGTAGACGGGTATCGTCAAGTTGAATGGGGCATTAAATATAACTTAGTGCGCTATGGTTCTATGTGTAAAGCATTAGATCATTTCAAACGTAAGGGATGGCATTGAGCGAACGTGCGTTAGGTAGTGGTAAGTGGAAGAAGCTACGCATTACAGTACTTGACAGGGATGGATGGCAGTGTGCCCTTTGCAATGCGCCAGCTACATCGGTTGATCATATATTTCCTCGTGTAAAAGGTGGGGAAATGTGGGCTTTGGACAACTTACAGAGCCTCTGCAAATCATGTAATAGCCGTAAAGGTGGGCGTTTTTTTAGCCACAAGGCGAC